GTTGAAGCAAACTGTTAATCCATCCTACTGTTCGTCTAATTTCGTGCCGTGTAAAGTAGACGGAGTGGAAACATATGTTCTGGTCCCTGAAACCCTGAGACACTTGTCTAAGTGCGGTTTCACCGTTAGGAACTTACCACCTCATGTCACTTGTGCACAACGAATGAAGGGCAATTATTTGTCGTCACCCCAACATGTTGTAAACCCTGTCACTCGAGTTTTTTCTAAGTACTACTTGGATAGTAATTGCTTGGCTAACTCGGATGATGAGTACCGTTTACATGTTGTGGGCAAACACAAGTTTGAAGTGTCGGAAAAGGTTTATGATTGGTTCACTGAAACATATGGGGTAACCACCGATGAATTGCACAATTTGGAGGTGTTCTTGGAGGAACACATCGTGAGTGCAAGGGGTATACCGTCAGTGTACGATTCAATATTGTTAAATAAAATGTACGACCATTATCATGGAGTCGTATAAGGGCGCAGCTCGTGCCTAGTAGTGTTATAATATGACAAAAACACAAACTCAACGTGCTAAAAGCATGCTTGCAAACAAAACACAAACAAAGAAACAGAAAGTAGCCAAACGTGTTGCTAATGTGAAAACGCAGAATAAATATCAAGGCTTACTTGCCGATGTAGGAGGTGCTGTTGGGTCCATTTTTGGACCCGCTGGATCACAACTCGGAAAGTCAGCCGGAAATTACCTATCACGAATAACTGGTTTTGGGGAATATAAGGTTAAAGGGAATTCTATTCTCGCTAACCCAGTTCCCTCTTTTACCAGGGACGGTGAAGGTGTTAGGATATGTCATAGGGAATATATTTCCGACGTAATAGGGTCAACTGGATTCGTCAATATAGCATTGAACGTTAATCCAGGTTTACCAACCGTCTTCCCATGGCTCTCAAGTGTGAGTGCCAGTTTTGAGGAATATGACATGCATGGTCTTGTATTTGAATACAGACCGTCAAGTGGATCAGCCGTAGGTACATCCTCTGCCGCCTTAGGGGTGGTAGTGTATTGCACCAATTACGATGCTGTAGACCCTGCGTTCGTAACAAAGCAACAGATGGAATCGTATGAGTTTAGTAACTCTACAGTCCCATTTGAGCATATGATGCACCCAGTAGAGTGCGCTCCGGGGGCTAACCCGATACAGACAAGGTATATCCGAAGCGGTACACCTCCATCTAGCTCAGATCTACGTCTTTATGACATTGGTCTGTTCCAGTATGCAACACAAGGAATGCAATCTG